AAGTCGCTGTCGATTTCGGCATCATAAACTGTTTTGTAAATACCGATGTATGCTGCAATGTCCACAAGACTGTCGTGATGCCCTGGGCTTTCCTGCAAACGACTAATCTTTTGCAAGATGTTAAAGATACAAATATCATGAGGCATGACTGGGTATTCAAGATACGAACTGACCAGCTTTGAGATTCGTTCCATATTGTAAAAAGGATGCCCATACACGACACCTCTTGACTGAATAGTTGTGATGGCTTCATCAAAGAGTTGCTCAGTTTTTGTCATAATCAAAGACTTCATCTGACTGCTGCTTGATGGTGATCATTCGGCGGTGCATATCCCAACCCGTTGCACGCCCAGACCAATAGCCCCGATTGTAAATTTCGGTTTGCCATAAATTAACTGCATAGGCTAATAAGCCGGTTGCTATCATGAACCATAAAATGGTGATTCCGTTGATTTTCATTTCGTTGCCCACTCCCTTATTTGTTTAGGCATCGCAACCGGATTTCGGTCATCGATTACTGTATATCTTGCTCCTGACGGATGGATTGATGGTGCGGTTGCAACATAACCTTTCCATTTAATATCGATCCCATCAACTAATTTGCCCTTGAATACATCAGATTTTGCAGCTGTGTAATAAAGGTGTAAGCCATCACCCGTTTGGACTGTGTAAGTTGGCTCAAACTCTGGTAACAATTCGCCACCATTGCGGTAATCAATATCAAACACGACCAAGCCTGACTGATAACACGCAATTCCAATGTTGATATTGTCATCATAATCAAACCAAAAGTTGATAAGTTTCTGGTCGGTTGTAGCTGATAAGTAAGCCCTTTGAGCCAAGTCAAAGTGCGGATCTTTTTTGCGTGGTAATAGTGGCAAAACAGCCCATCCACGCTGTGCATAATCTAAGGCTGTGCCCCGATTACTTGTATCTAGTAACATGTCGCTCCCTACATATCCCCACAGATTTTGTGGGTGATGCATAAAGTATGACCTAGATCAAGGACGCTTGGTTATTTTCTTTCGGAGTGTTGTATAACGATTAGATAACGCTAATATCCTCAAAATCATCGATATGGTCATCAATCGTGCGTTCGTGATAATCGGTTTCACGCCCCATAGACCTTACCCTCAAATATAAAGCTGCCATCTGGGTTGATCGGGATAGGAATAACCTGCACTTTACGATCTTTTACATAAGCCACAACAAAGCCAGTTTGCCAGTTTGCGTAGCCTCTTGTGTATGCCATGCCTGAACTACTTAAATCTACTAAATTGCCCACCTCCACGCCCCACACAGTACGCCCTAAATGGCCTCTAGAAGCCTCTGTGAAGGCCGAAACTCCTAATCTATGGGTGTGACCACATACCACGCTCTTTCCAAGCCTCCTAGCCCCATTTAAGGCCGTTTGACCCGGTACTTGGGAAAGTGGGAAAGCATCACCATGAACAGCAGTCCAGCCATGCGCCCAATCTAATCCATAGGGATGGAATTTAATGCCTAGTTTGTCATAGCCCAAAAACTTTTCGTATTGCATCTCTGGCAAATTTAAGAAGCTAGGCAATCGTTTCTTGATAGATCGGTAAAGCCTAATTCCATGATTAGATCCAAGTACATCGGTTACACCTAAGTAGGTTAATACTTGTTGAGTAAGTAATCGATCCTCATGGATGTTGCCAACCATCTCATCAATAGTTCCGGCATTAAAACCGCCAAGCTGTGGTAAATCAATTTCATCACCAATGCAAATAGTGCGGTGCGGTTTCCATTTGGCTAAAAAACGGCCTACGGATTTAGTGGCTTTCTCATCAAAAAAAGGAACTTGCAGGTCACTCACAAACGCTATGCGCTTAATCGTCATCCTCATCGTCAGTTGGATCTATGGATGGGATGATCCCACCATCGCCCACAATCCAATCAGGAAAAGTCTTGTGTTCAGTCATCAACCAAAAAGCGTGCTCAGGTGTGAATCCTGCTTTTCTAGCTGCTTTGTAGCATTCGTGTAATGCGGTGTAATGCTGATCGATCTTTGATAATGGTTCAGGAGATTGGCGAACGACTCGACGATTGATCTTTTTGCGTTTGATAGGTTTTCGTGTGTTCGCCATAATTAAAATTATCGCTTACTGATTAAGACAAACAGATCATCGACACGCTGTTCAAGTCTTGTAATTTGATCCTTAATTGAACTTCCAGAATTGGGTTTCAATTCTTGTAAGTAGGATTTAATAACCCAGCGCAGACCCAGTAACAAACTTGTAGATACGGCGGATACGCCAACGGCTATACCAACCCATTCGTTGGCTGTCATTTCGCATTAAGTCCATAATCAGCTTCTTTGCCAGACTTTGGATCTAATGCCTTGGCAAGCGGTGCAACTAATGCACCAGCAAGGATTGCAAACTCTGGTCTGATGTCAGCAACAATCGCCAAAAGTACAGTTATGCCAGAGGCAGCCACAGCTCTTAAATATGACTTAATTGCAGCCTTGTGTTTGTTTGATAGTTTCATGCGTTGCCTCCTAGTAGTGGGATGTGAAAAAAATCTGAATTGTCATCTTGATTTTTCTTGAAACTAACATGGACATGATGCAGGTGAGGATTACCTTTATATTTTCGCCAACGCCATCCAAGAATAGGTGATGCAATTTTTGACTGATGGATTACATAACTGATGCGACCATTGGTTTTCCCATATGATCGAATTTGATCTGCCAAATATGCTGAAAGCCCTTTGTCGTCAGAAAGCCGAGCGTCAATATCAATTGCTCGCACGCATCCATTTGTGTCTGGGTTGTGATCGCTCTTTCGTGCGCTATGTCTAGCATCACCAATCCACCCATCAGATTTGCGCAAACGCTCTGGGAAGGAATCATCGATTTGCTCACGCAACTGCACAGCTGCTTTAGATAACCAAGGTTTCATTACAAACCGAGAGCGGTTAAGTCCTCAACAGTTAAACCAAGTGCTGCAAGTTTAGCCTGTGCTGATGCTTTGGCTTCTGCCTTTGCTTCGGCTTCGGCAATCTCATCGGCTTTTACCTGCTCAATAGCCTCATCAATTTCGGCTTGAGTTGGTGCTTCGCCGTCTAATTTAATCCACTCTATTGTTGAGTAATCATTTTCAGTCAAAACATATTCAGATTCTGGCTTTAACTTTTTTATACCTTTGAATAAATAAATGCTTTCGTTCATATTATGCTCCTATTTCTAAAGCAATAATTGTGGATAGATGTGAAGCGTTTTGTGCATAAGATGTGATAGATGAATTTGCAACGCAGAATTGTGTTTTGTAAGTAGTTGCGGAAGTTGTTGCAGGGGTATCTAAATAATTCTGAGCGTAATATCCAGCAACTTGAGTTACTCCAGCAATTGAATTTTTGCCCGTAGCGACTCCGTCAAATATAACAGTTGCGCCTCTTAAGATAGAAAACGCTGAATCGGCAGCAGCAGCATTGTAATAAACATAAAATTGCTGAGATACTAAAATCAAAACTTTGCTTGTAGCAAGGGTTGGAGTAATAGTCACTTCTAAGCCAGTATTGACTAAACTGGTCGAAGTAGTTGATACCTGAGTTGCGGTTGAACCTTGAACAACCTGCAAAACTTTTCCACCGCCACCAGCAGGAGTTGCCCATTTGATCTTGCCATCAACAGATGTATCAACTGTGAGGACTTGAGCATTTGATCCAATGGCTAAGCGTTGAACTAGGTCAGCAGCATCTCCAACTATTAAATCACCTTCAGCATCAATCAAAGATTTTGCAATTGCACCATTTGCTAAATCATAAGCAGATTTAACTGAATTTGGTGTTGATGCTTTTGTTGTGGATGTTGATGAAGTGCTATCCTCTAATTGAACTGCGCCTTTTTGTGCAGTTGTTCCATCTTGAATTCCAACTGTAACAGATCCTGATGAACCACCGCCTGTTAATGGTGTAGATGCAACAACTTCGGTAATGTCACCAACATCATTTGTTACCCAAATGAAATCCATATCGGTGTTTGAATTCTTTGCTAATATCTGACCGGTTGTGCCACCTTCAAGATCAGCCAGAGAAGTATCAATTGCTGAACCAAGTGTGCGGATAGCAGCTGCGCCATCCTTAACCAGATCTGTGTCGTCTGGTGTTTCCCATCCAAAGTTAGTTGTGTTTGCCATATTAGGCTACTGCTCCAATCGCATTTTCCCATGTAAGTGTACCACTTAGAGTGTTCCAAGCCTCTGAGGCTGATACTTGATCCCATTGAACTGCAACTTGGGAAAACTCGATCGGGCTCAGATTTATGGTTAAGAATAATTCGTTGAATCTAGTGCTCCAACGCCAGCCTTCAACATAACCCTCAAACTGTAAGGTTGGGGCTATTTGAACAGGCAAATCTGTGATTCGCATTGGCTGACCCACAAAGATTCCAAGCAAGGCATCTCGGTCTGCATCATCAATGGCTGAATTAGTCAATGGAAATGTAATGCTGTCAAATAAGGCTCTTGGATAGGATCTAAGGGATATAAACCGATTGGCGACAGATTGAGCATCGGTGGCATCATGCAAAACTGTATTGATCGTTTCGCCTCGATAACCAAATACCTCAATGCTGTCCAAATCAATTGCACTTACCTGTGAACCAAAATTATTGCCATAATTTAGGAATACATCGTTGCGGACATCTGCGCCCCTAGTTAAAACCTTTAATCCTGCTCCAAAGGCTGTGTTTGCTGAAATCTCTGTGTAGCCATTATTGGCAAGATAATTTTGCCTGTGTAAAGCATCGGCATATCCAATGCGACCTTCGTTATCCTCATACAAAACACCAAATGCGCTATCAGCAATAAGACTTGCAATGTTATAGACAGTATCTGGGTCTGCGCCTCGATTTGATATTTCATAAACTCCTGGACGATCAATTTCCCCAAGTCCTAGATTCTCCGCATTTGCCCAAGTAACTGTTGGATTATATCCAGCCCATGTTTCAGCTGCCGGCACTTCATTCCAATTGTTTAGGAATAGATCAGCAAGCAATTCAAACATCTGATCGCCATCATCATCTCTAGCCAATGTTCCGTCATAGATAACCTTGGGCAATTTAGCCAATGAACCTAGAGCAATGATCGTATAAGTGAAGGTTTCCGCAACGCTACTAGCTGATGCAACCTCGGTAGTTATGTCTGTGATGTTGCCACCAAATAAAGTCCTAAAAACATTGGTGCTATCTTTGACCTGTAATGCTATTCCGTCATTAACTTGGAAATCATAGTTTTCATTATTCAAAGCCACTAAGGCGATTTGAATATAAGATGGCGTTGGCTGTGCGTAAATATCCTCACGCCCTGCTTGATGGGCTATATCAGAAATGGCAACATCGGTGTATTCCACACCATTGATGCTTAACTTATATTCAGGCGTAAAGACTGACATTATCTTGCTCTAGTGATGCCGCTGTTATAGAGCTGTGGAACTGATCTTGATGAACTCTGATTAATGACTTTAGCAACGGCTCTTGCAGCACCTTCGGAATCTACGGCTTGAACAGTAATGTTATTTACTGTTGTGCCAGCCCTTGCAGCACCTGATGCTAATTGAGCAGCTGTGGCAGTTTGAGCAGCAGCGGTTGCACCTGATGATGCAGCAGTTGATACCCCAGCACTTGCACCTACTGGACTAATGTTTGGCAAAACAGGAATTGCATTATAGGCACTAATTAATCTATTAATTCCTGAAATAGCGTTATCAACAGCTGTTTGAATTGCAGATACAACTTTGCCAATAATATCAACAATTCCACCTGCAATAACTCCGATAGTTTTTAAGGCTGCCCCTAAACCAGTAACTAAAACAGGAATAATGACATCAGTTATAAATCGACCAAATGCATCAAATGCTTCTTGGTTATCTTTAATCGCTTGCTTGATTGGATCAAAGTATGCAGCAAATTCTTGTAATTTGGGGACTACTTGATTGACAATTAAATTAACAAATTGTTCAATAAATGGAAGTAAGCGATAACCAATTTCCTCTTTGGCTTCCTCAAATGCTTGCTTTAATCGATCAATTCTGCCTTGAAATGTTTCGGCATTAGCTGCTGCTGCGCCACCATAAAGATTGGTCAATGCCTTGGTGGTTTCTGTAAAATCCATTGCTTTAGCATCGGCTTGAGTTATACCAATGCCAAGTCTTACTAATCTTGTATCTTGTCCTTCATAGGCTTTTGATAATGCCTCGACAACTGTGCCAAGTTCCTTACCAGTTCCCTTTGATATATCAATTGCTAAATTTAATAAATCCTGTGATCTGGTGACATCTTTGGTTGAAACGGATAATCTTTGGAATGAAGCTCTCAACTCATTGTCGGTAATGCCGGTAGCTAACTGAGTTTTTCGAATGTAATCCTCTGTTGCTGTTATTTGGGCATTAGTAGCCCCTGTGGCGGTCTTTAGGGCAGCAGCCAACCTTAACTGTGCCTGTTCATCCTCTATGGCTGATTTGACCCCATCAACGGCTAATTTGCCAGCATACGCAACGGCAGCAGCAGCAGCCACAGCAAATGCAGCAGCGACCTTTTTACCAAACTCTCCAACCTTTTGACCAAAGCCTTGAATTTCATTATCTGCTTTTGCTAAACCTTTTTGAAGGTTGTCAATATCTGCAACAATTGAAAGCGTTAAAGCTCTATTACTATTCGCTGCCACTTGACCACTCCTTTACAATGTCGCTTATAATTCCTTCAAACTCTCTAATAATTTCTGGTTGAGATGCTCTAATTGCAGGATAAATAAACCAACCTCTTGAACCCGGCCCTTTAGGCATAGGCCCTGACCATCTTGGAAATTGTGGGTAAGTGCTAGATCCAAATTCTGCGCCAGCACCGATACCTTTACGATTGCCTTTTGCATCGTTTCGATTATTAAATTGAGTTGTTGCACCGCCTGAAAATCTTTGTGAAGCAAAACCAAATTTTAATTCACCTTGCAATGATGACTTTTTAATCTGTCCACCATCGGCAACTCTTTGCGCTACTTTACCCCTGCCAGCAGCAATTGATCTAATTGCAGATAATTGTTTGCTAACTAATTCTTGTATTTTTCTTTTAGCTTCATCTTTGGCAGTATCATCCATTTTGCGAAAAACCCTAGAGATTTGATTCAACTCTCGCTTAGAAAAGAAAATCGAAGGCTCGGTGCTAACTGCCATTTCTTTTCTCCAATATCTCGATTGCTGTTAAAATGTCCTCTGCTTCAACCCATTCACTCATTGGTATCTTTGTGGCAATTGCCAACTCAACCAATAATCTGTTTAGGCTTCCTGCTTTGTGGCTTTTGGGTTTGCATCACCGACTATTACATCAGCGACTGTTTCCATCCAAATATCCATTGATTTGACGGGTTGTGATCCACCAAGTTCCCGCTTATGTGCATGATAAGCCAAAAACATAAGATCCCAAATACCCAACTTCTCAGATATTTGACCAATGATGTTTCCCGTCTGTTTCTCCCATTTCGCAAACTCAGGCGGTTGGGCAATGTATGTTGCTTGGTCGCCTGAGTTATATTCAATTGTAATTGGTAGTTTCATTTTGCTCCCGTTGCTAGTTTTTAACTAAAGGTTTCGGTTACTGCGCCCTTAGATACTGTGAATGTGAATGATACTGTCTGAGCATCAACACCTGAACCACCGGCAGTTGGAAACTCTGGCTTAACTGGAAACACGAATTGTGCTCCTGATGCAGCTGTGAGTGTCATGCTGATGTCTGTATCTGGTGCAGTTTCAGCAGCAGCCCATAGAGCCTCACAAACTGAGTTTGCCTTGCCCCAATCTGCCAACATGTCCAATTGGAATGTTCCTGAAATGTTTGTGGTCTTGTAAGCCTCGCCCTCCATGGTCTGATAAACCTGACGCTCATTGACCTTGGTTAGAACTGCGTTTGTCGCTTGTGCTTGAATATCTGTTCCACCTGTGAAAGATAAACCAACATCACGACCGGTAATTACGACTGTTGCCATGATTTCTCCTTATATTGTTTGCGTGTAGTAGGTAGATACTCGAACATCTGCGATTAGCAGCGTTGATGCACCAACTTGAGTAACTGTCGGTCTTTCAACCGAGCTGACAATGTATCCAACTGGAATGACTGCCAGAACACTTATGATTAATTGCTCGATATTGTCGAGCGATGCTGGATTGCTGTTATAGGCAACGGCAACTGATATTGTAAAATTGATTTTGGCTCTTACATTGGTTTTGCTTATTGTTTCAAATTCTAAGTAAGGTGAATCAGGCACAACCACCACAGCTGGTGGAATTACTGTTTCAGGAACAAATGAATAAACATTTCCTGCTACAACTGATAAAGCGGTTGCTAAAGGTGTTCGGATTTGTTGAAGGATTGTTTCGTTAGGCATTTATTGACACAAACCTTCGGTGTCCATGTAACTGCCCAACAAACCTACGCACTTGTTGTAGAGACTTTTCCCCATTCTGAACGGCGTACTGGTAAAATCGACACCCTCTATTTGTCCTCCACCGGCAAGTCTGGCTTGGAAAACTTCGACTGAAACTGTATAGACGGCTGACTGAACAGCTGCGTTTCCAACATAAGTTGATGCGCCAGAAAGGGTAGCAACTCCGGATGGGATGACATTAGCCTCGAGTATATCGGCGTTAGTGATCGATGCTGAAAAGGTATATTGTCCAAGATTGTCTGCCAGCACAACTCTTGTTCCGTTGTAAGGTGAACCGCATCCTGTGATGACAACTGATTGCCCTTCGGTAAATTCATGAATTCCTAATGTGGTAAATGTAGCAACATTGTCTGACAATGAAGTTGCTTGAATTGGTGCTTTGAATGTAACAAGCATTGGCAGAATAACAGTTTCTGCTGTGTCAATAATTTGGTTCAAATAAGTATCGTTATACAAGGCTGATGACACACCAAGGACGGATCGCAACTCGGTGGCTGTAATTATGCTTGGCATGTCATCTCCTTACTCCCATTAATGGATGCCTAGGATCGGGAGCAACCCTAGGCACTCAGTTAAATTAAGATACGAATAAAGCACGGAATGCTGTTGGGTAGCGATTAACTACACAAACGTATCCGTAAAGTCCGATCTCAATGCGACCATTTGCAACGATATTGGCACGCAGTTCAATTGTGCCACTCTCATGAAATCTCATGGCTTGTGATGGATAAACTAATGCGGACTTATCGCCAGCAATGTTTCCTGTGTAGTTTGGATCAACTACAAGATCAAGTCCGGCAACTGTGCCATTTGTGCTGCCTTGTGTAATTAAACCACCAGCATTTTGAGAAACGGCTGCTGCAAACAATGGACGAGCTGAACCATCAACTGCACCAAGCAAGTTGGCAAAATCAATGTTTGTATATCCGCCTGAAGGTGTAACCATTAAGCGGTTTGGAGTAAAGCGCATTACGCCATAAGAATCTGCAATTCCATCAGCAATCGCCTTGTAAATTGAAGTTCCAGATGATACTCCTGCATTCTCTGCTGCAATAGTTGCTGCATAAGCATCGGTCTTTTGTGCATAAGATGCTGCTAACTCACGAACCAAAAGGTCAGCGAAAGATGGGTCTGAACGATCAAATAGTTCAACATTGACAACATTTGCTCCAGCAAACTTGACGATATTGTCCTCTTGGAAAGTTACAACTGTATCGGTTGATGAAAACTCAACACCCTCAGCAGTTTGTGCGACAGTTGCCTGTGTTCCTAGCTTTGGAGTGAATACTTTCATTCCTGATGCTGGAAGTGGAGCACGCTCGATTGAATCGATGAATGGACGGCTTGAATCAATTACGCCGATAACATCACGCAAATAATTTGGTGGAACCATTCCTGTGTTCTCAGAAACAGTTGCAATTTGTAATGCTGCGACTAAATCACGAGCATCGGTGTCGCCACCTAGGGCTTTGATCTGTGCGTTTAGATATTGTCCTGCTGTAACATTTGTATCAACACGAGGCTTTGTATATGCCATGTATTGAGCAGTTACAACTGGAGCTTGTGATGCTTCTACCGCTTCGGTTGCGATAGGAGCTTCTGATGTTGTATCAGACACTTTGTCCTCCTGTGTTGTAGTTTCCTCAGCGGTTGCTTCGGAATTCTCTGGTGTTTCGCTAGCTGCTACCTCAGCAACCCGTGCGCTGCTTATAGCCGGTTCGGTGACAAGTGATACCTCTTGCAAGGAACTCGACTGTATCCGTAACACGCCATCCTCATTTTTCCATTCGTTGATTTTCACACCAACGCTAAATCCATCTCTTAAACCTGTGGCTGCTTCCTCAAGTGCGTCATCAGCTGCAAAAGTTTTTGCCAATTTGAATGTTGCTTCTAAGCCTTGCTCTGTGGCAGTAATATCAACCAACTTGCCTAGTGGCTTGGTGCGTTCATGTTCTAGCAATAATTTGACAGGCTTTGAAAAGTCAATGCTGTCTTTTTCAAATACTGTTAATCCTGCGCTGGTTGAACCTTCTTCATTCCAACTTACAATGCGACCAGTTAGGGTTCGCTTATTGGTATCGGCAGCGGTTATCTCTATTGGGAAATTAATCTTCATCGGATTAAGTCCTCCTCCTCTTGGATTTGCTCAACGCTCATTGCGCCAATGCGGTTTAGGATTTCATAAACTTGCGCACGCTCTAAAGCAGATCCACGCAAGAAATCATCAATGTCAAATCGGGTTTCAATTCCGTTAGGACAGAAATCCGCAGCAGATAGTCTTTGCTCAATTGCTGTCAGAATTGGTCGAAGTGAAAAGTCAATTAACGCTTTTCTTTCGGCTAAAGTGTTGGTATAAGTCATGCTAGTTGTTTCAGCAGATACGAAACTAGCCGGAATTCCTGAAGCCCTGCTGATTTCTAAAGCAAGGTACTGTCTTGCTTCATTGAGTTGAAGTTTGGCAGGATCAAAACCTAATGCTTGTAATTCAACATCAGCATTTAAGAATGCAGTTGCTCTTGTTGATCTTGACACTCTCCAAGATTCAAGAAGTTTTGTAATTCGCTCTGGCGTAAGATTTGTGCCGTTTGACTTTAATACCATTTGTGGCATTGGCTCTTTTGCATACATCTCAGCTGCTTTTTCTAATTCTGCTGCTGCTTTAATTGTGCGACCTGCTCGATTTAGGATTCCTTCATCTAAACCATTAAATACAATTAAACTGCCCAAACCAAATGGCGGAACTCGCTTTCCATCAACTGTGTAGTATTCGATTTCAGTTGAGTTTCCATTTAGTGAAGCAAAAACTCTATTTGGTGCAATTCTTGTCCATGCACGAATTCTTGAAGCATCAGTTGCAGCATAAGCATCCATAACCATTCCATACGCAACTCCGTATAGAAGCAAGTCCTCAGCGATCCACGCATATATTGCTGATCCTGCAACTCTTGGATCTGGTTGCATGATTACTCTGTTTGGTCTTACATGCTCATTTGTAAAATGATTATATTGCTCAAGTGGTAATGAACCGATTGTTGAACAAATTATATTTCTTGCACGAGCACCGGAAGGAATAGCCATATATTGTTCACGAGTTGCGGTTGTAGTTCCAAATAGAATTCCGCCAACTAATTGCTGAGAGTTGTAAGGTGCTAATGCAGCTGCGACATCTACTGTATTTGTCTGCTGATTTGATCTTGCTGTAAATCGGTCGAATAATCCCATTAGCACATAATATACCATAAATACAAATTATCCGACTTGAATATCAATCTCCGTTTCAGGTTGTGTCGCAAAATAGGTTGCAAGTGCGGAAGCGACAGCTGCACAAACTGCCACTCTGCTTGCACGCCTTCCAATAACCCAACTGCCATCCCCAAATGGCAATTTGGCTGCTGAAAGTGTTTGTTGGGTCAATTCCTCCTGACCCCCATGCTGTAATCGATGGGAATTTATTGCGCCCAGCCACCGATCACAACTTTCCGCATAGATTGCGCCATCCATGTCGGTTATGGGTATTCCAGCCGGAACTAGCCGACTTGCAACAGCTTGTGCAGTCCGTTTGGAATACGCCACAGTTTGAGTGTTATATCGTCTTACATAAGGAGCAATATCATTTGCAACTGCTAAATCATTTAGGCTGTAATCATTTGACCAAGTGTGAAGCAAAACTAAATTAAATCTTTCTCCTGGTAATTTCTGAGTTGCGACTAATGCGCCAAATTTTCTATCAGGCGATAAATCAAGTCCTAGCCAAGTTGGTGCTTCCGGATCTAAAGGTATTGGATCGGTCTGACATAATCCCCATTTTTGTGCATCGATCGCTGAATTAATTGTGTCCACCCATTGCGCCAAAACCTCAGTTCGGACAATATCTGGAGGATCGTTAATAACTGCTTTTAAGTTGTCCGGATGAATTGTAATTCCTAATGATGGATTGGCTTGAGCAAATGCGTCCCAATTAATCTCGCCTGACGGAAGCAAGATAGGTGCATCGGGTTCAGCACTCCACTCAAACCAACCAATCGGATCGTTAGTCGTGGCTGACGCTAACGCCCTTTCACGCAATTTGTTTAGGATTACGGAATGCTGATCTCCTGCTGATGAATAGATCCATACTTGCGGATTTTTAGCAGCCATCATTGAATATCGCATTGATGACCAAGCATCCTCATCCTTGTATTCTCTCAACTCATCAAGATGGATTGTTTCGGGTTTGCTCAAACCTCTAGCTGCATTATTGGCAGCCTTTACAACAAACCGCCTATTGCCAAACAATTCAATTTCCTCAGCACCATGTTGCCATCGGATTTTTTTTACTTCTTTTTCAAGTCTTGGATTTGTTTCAATCAAGCCAACGATCTGCCGAAAGGTTTCAAGTGAAGTTGTAAGTCTATGAGCTGAGGCAAGTTGTAACCCTTCGCCCCATACAAACATGCCAGTCAAGATCCGGAGCATCATTAGCGTGGACTTACCTTGCTGCCTTGCCATGATAAGCCCTAGTTCGGAATGAGCCCACCTGCCATCCTCACGCACCTTGTGACCATGAATGCAGACATACCGCTGCCATTCCATAAGGTTGATGCCAAGTTCGGTGGCGAGGTCGATCATGTCCTGACCTTTTGAAGGTAAATCAGTCAGTTTTGAATGAATTCGTGGAGTTTGCACACCTCCTAATTCTGAATAAGCCGGATCACTTAAGATCTCTCCCGTTTGTAAATTAATCAAAGCGATTCAGTCTGATCGTGGGCGATCGAGGTGTTTTGTGGGTTAGAAAAGGAACG